TGCACGAAAAAACACAGGCCCCCTGGCCACCCACCCCCCAGAAAGGATGAATTTTTATGTATAAGGGCACCACACCTACGTTTACTCTAACCCTTCCGGAAGAGATCGACCTGGCCTATGCCAGCAACGTATACGTCACTTTCTCGCACGGGGAAGGGTCCAGCAAGCTGACGAAGACCGGAGAAGACCTGGTCATCGACAGGAATGTGATAGACGTTTTTCTAACCCAGGCGGAGACACTGGCCTTTGCCGGATCTGCGGTCTTCCTGCAGGTCAACTGGACCTACCAGGAGGGCGATGTGGCGAAGAGGGCAGCCTCTGAGGTCGTTGTGCTGCGCCTGAAGGAAAACCTGGAAGCGGGGGTGCTTGAATGAATCGGATAGACATACCCATGACGGTAGACATCTCCGGAGGGGATGTGCCTCTCTCCGTATCTGACGGACAGAGCGTCACTCTGGGAATGGACACTGCTATATATGCCGGACCCGCGGAGCGGTATGCCGGGCCGTACCATGTTACGCCCGGTCCTGATCCGCAGGTGCTCGACACAGCCGGCAAGATGGCAGACGAAGATATCACGATCGGGGCGATCCCGAGCAATTACGGGTTGATCACCTGGAATGGAAGTACCTTAACGGTATCGTAGAAAGGAATCATCATGGCACAGAATGTTATTATCAACGGCGTCACTTACAGCAACGTCCCCTCTGTCGAGATTCCGCTTTCACCCGGACCAGGGACTGCGGAGTTCGTAGACACGTCTGACGCGACACTCGACAGCGGCGCGAAGATGCTCAACGGCGTCACCGCGTACGCGAACGGGACCAAGTACACAGGGTCTATCACGACGAAGACGTCGAGTGACCTGACTGCAAGCGGCGCAACTGTGACGGCCCCTGCTGGATACTATGCAAGCTCGGCGTCCAAGTCCGTGGCGAGTGGTAGCGCTACGGCTCCGGGTACCATCTCGGGGACGAGTGCAAGCGTCTCGACTGGGACGAACACGCTCACCCTGTCGAAGACTATCAGTGTGACGCCTACCGTCTCAGCGGGCTATGTATCCAGCGGCACAGCGGGGAACTCGAACGTCTCCTTAACGGCTTCCGTCACGACCAAAGCGGCGGCGACCATTACGCCCGGGACGAGCAATCAGACCATCGCAAGTGGCACATATTTGACTGGCGCGCAGACTATCTCCGGCGACGCCAATTTGGTTGCCGGCAACATCAAAAGCGGGGTCAGTATCTTCGGCGTCAGTGGGTCCTTGTCAGCCGCGACAGTGTCACAGGACGGTGTCACGAAAATCCTGAGCATCTCGTAGGAAGGAGGTGCTGACATGGCACAAAACATCACCTTGCAGGGTGCCACCTACTCAGCAGTGCCTGCCGTAGACCTTCCGAAGCAGGGCGGAGGAACTGCCCGTTTCACCGACGTCACAGATACGACGGCAGTCGCCTCGGACGTGGCTTCGGGAAAGTATTTTTTCACCGCAAGCGGTGTCCTGACTCTCGGCACCTCTTCAGGTGGTGGTGGAGTCGGAGGCGTAACGCAAGACGAAAACGGCTACATCGTGCTGGACGACGACGCGCCTACCTCGATCACGGTTGAACCGTTAAGCGTATCGACTAACGGTACTTATACGGCCCCGACGGGGAAGGCGTACAGTCCTGTCACGGTTAGCGTCTCAGGCGGTACCGTAGTCGAGCCGAACGACGTCAACTTCTTCGACTATGACGGAACGATCGTTGCGAGCTATACGGCGGCGGACTTCGCGTCGCTTGCGTCACTTCCGAGCAATCCATCTCACACTGGACTGACTGCCCAGGGCTGGAACTGGACGCTTTCAGACGCTAAGACAAGGGTCGCTTCTGTTGGCTTCCTTGACATCGGCCAGATGTATACACCGACAAGCGGAAAGACGGAGATCGACATTTCTCTTCCTGCGGGTTTGCTCTCACCTTACATCTACTTTGCTGTTAACGGAACAGCTGTGGTTGAGTGGGGTGACGGGAATTCCGACACTGTAACAGGAACAAGCGAGACTACAACTAAATTCACGCAGCACAATTACGCCGTCGCAGGGGACTACACGATCAAGATTGCGGTCACAGGGTCGCTTGTGTTCAGAACAACAAATTATTATGGGTCTGTTTTAAGCGAGACCGGTAGCTCTTCAAGACTGGGGACTTATACAGCTTTTATCAAGGCAATCCGAGTGGGACCGAACGTAAAAATTGGTACAAACGGGTTTTCAAGAACAAGTAAAATTGAGTATGTCACCCTGCCATCAAATCTGGCTGGGTTGGATACGTATGCTTTTACGTATAGTGCGATTCGCTTTTTAACTATTCCGACAAGCGTTAGCAGCGTCCCAAACTACTGCTTCAATTACGCTTATCACCTACAGTACGTTGCAATCGGCAAAGATACGAGCAGTTCAACGAGCTCGGGCTTTGGCTACTGCGCGAGTCTCCAAAGGCTATACCTAACCAAAATACCCGAAAGCTGCGCAAGAGAAAGCACGCTTCTGCAGCAACTAGTCATTGATTCATCCGTTACTGCAATTGGCAATTTTGCTTTTTACAATTGCCGCAATCTCGGCAACGTGACCTTGCCGAGTTCGTTAACAACGATCGGGAATAGCGCGTTTGCCAGCTGTGCATCTATGACGGAGATAACTATTCCAGCTAATGTCACCTCGCTGGGAAACAGCGTGTTCAGCAACGCTTATAGTCTGCGTGACATTCATGTCAAGCCAACATCACCACCTACGCTCGGAACAAGCACTTTTTCGCTTGTTGCTGGGAACAAGATTTATGTCCCTGCAGGGCATCTAAGCGACTACCAGACCGCTTCCGGGTGGAGTACCTACGCGTCCTACATGGAGGAAGAATAAGATGACAGACACATTAGAAATCTTCGGGACCGAGTACTCCGGTGTTACAGGGATAAAGGCTACCGACAACAACGGCAACACAAAGACCTACATCAGGCCTGACGGCACCGTCACTATCTCAAGCAGTGGGACGACGGACGTTACGGCGTATGCTTCTGCGTCGGTAGCAGCTGGATCTGCCGGGACGCCGACCGCCGCAAAGAGCGCGGTCAACAACCACGCGGTGACGGTCACTCCGAGCGTCACGAACACGGCCGGTTACATCTCCGGAGGAACGAAGACCGGGACGGGTGTCAGCGTATCAGCATCGGAGCTGGTCTCTGGGTCGCAGAGCATTACAACCAACAATACCTACGACGTAACCAACCTGGCCAGCGTTGTTGTCAATGTCTCCGGAGGCGGGGGCAGCGTGCAGACGGACACCAAAACCGCAACGGCATCGAACTATCCGACGTCCCTGGACTTCACGGACATGAAGGGGGAACCGAAGATGTTCACTGTCCGCATGAACGCACAGGTGTCTTCGAGTGGCTCCACCACGTACTACTACATAGTGGACATCACCAGCCACGGGACTACCACACACGGCAACTGCTTCAGAATCGGCAGTACCAGGAGAGTGGATAACATCACCTCCGGATACTCCTGGTCCTACAGCGGAACTACGTTAACAATCACGTCAAGCGCATCGTCGAGATCTGCGTCTCCCGGTGCTTTTTATAGCGGCTCCTACGAGCTTCTGTACGTCTACTAGAAAGCCTCAAAAGGAAAGAGGGGAAAGAAAGTATGGAATACAAGGGAATTGACTATCTCCGGAATCGGCTCGCGTTTAAACGCCGGCGCGTCCTGATCCGGTACGGGTACTACGATATGAAGAATATAGTATCCGACTTCGGGATCAGCACTCCACCGGATCTCCGGTACTTTATGGGCGCGCTCGGATGGTGCGGTAGGGCGGTAGATACCCTGGCCGATCGTCTGGTCTTTCGGTCTTTCCGGAATGACCTGTACGAGATCCAGGACATTTACGACAACAACAATCCGGACATCATCTTCGACAGCGCGATCACCGGAGCACTGATCAGCGCCTGCGACTTTATCTATATCAGGCAGGACGAAAGCGGATATCCCAGGCTGCAGGTCATCGACGGCTCCAATGCTACCGGCATTATGGATCCGACGACTTCCCTGTTGACTGAAGGGTATGCGGTACTCGAAAGAGAGAAGTACGGTATGCCAACGAAGGAAGCCTACTTCCTTCCCGGCCTGACGGAGATCTACGAGAACAATCAGCTGGTCGAGTCCATCACGAACGCCGCGGAGTGGCCCCTGCTTGTGCCAATCGTGTACAGGCCGGATGCTTCGAGGCCCTTCGGACACTCCAGGATCTCCAGAGCGTGTATGTCCATCATGGACAGTGCGCTCCGGACGATCAAGCGCTCGGAGATCGCGGCGGAGTTCTTCTCCTATCCGCAGAAGTATGTCACCGGGCTGGCGAATGACGCCGACAGGATGGACAACTGGAGAGCGACGCTGGCTTCCATGCTTGCCTTCACCAAAGACGAAGACGGGGACAAGCCTACTGTCGGACAGTTCCAGCAGCAGAGCATGGCACCGCACGCGGAGCAGCTGCGGATGTTCGCGTCCCTGTTTGCCGGTGAGACCGGCATGACCCTGGATGACCTGGGCTTCATGTCGCAGAATCCTTCCAGCAGCGAGGCTATCAAGGCCAGTCACGAAACGCTGCGTTTAATCGCGAGGAAGGCCCAGAGGGACTTCTCCGTCGGTTTTATCAATGCTGGGTATGTCGCGGCCTGTGTTCGCGACAATACACCATATACCAGGGCATTACTCAACGTGACGTCCGCGAGATGGGCGCCGCTGTTTGAGCCTGACGCTGCAGCTCTGGCCGGTATAGGAGACGGCCTCCTGAAGCTGGCGCAGGTTGCCCCGGATCTCATTACGGAAGAGATCCTGGAGGATCTCACCGGAATAACACGCAGTTAAAGGGGGTGACTGTATGGCACAGGACGTAGCGCCGACCCTGTCCTCCAAGATCGAGAAAGACTTCGATAAAAGGATGGAGAACGACAGGACGGTGCAGCGGATCCTGAAACGGATCCGCGACGGAACTGCTACTCAGGCTGACGTATCAGAGTACGCGGCCAGGGTGGGCAAGCATAGCAGCGCTGCGATGGTAGGAGTCCTCACTCCGGAGAACTTACCGGACGGGAAACTCTACTGGAACATCGCAGACCGGACGATCCGTCCGAGGCTCGAAGGGGACCACAAACTGGTCCTGAACGCCGCCAGAAGCACGCAGAAGACGATCAACAAGTCCTACGGGTTGAACATCGACCCGCCCACGACGAAGATCAACGGCAGGAAGGTGTACAACCTGCTCAACACTGTAACGATGGACGGCGCGAACATTGAATCTGTCCTCACTGAGCCGGTGATCACACTGGCCCGGGCAGCGTACGACGGATTCCAGGAGACGAACGTCCAGCAGATGCAGCAGCTCGGCGTGGCGGTCATCGTCAACCGGATCTACGACGGAGTGGGGCTGCATGACGGGAAAGAGGCCTGTCAATGGTGCATCGACCGGGCCGGCACCTTCGAGGGGTACTCCGAAGCATATGACGCCGGAGCCTTCGAGCGGCACGACGGATGCGGCTGCACCGTAGAAGTGATCTACAAGGACGGGACAGTTATGGACCCCTGGACAAAGGCGGAATACGACGAACGTACCGCAGAAGCCAGGGCCGCTGCTATCGAAGCGCGTCAACAAGAACTCCTGGATGCGGCGAAGAACCACAAAGGTGATATCGCATCCCGGGAGGTGTTCATCCGGAGACAGATGAGCCAGGGCATGACTGCGAAGTCAGCCTACGAAAATTACTGGAAACAGGTAAGCAAGTAACGACGGGAGGGTAACATGGACCGGCAAGGAGCGCAGGTTCCTACCCGTGCCGTCGTTATTCCTTATGCAAGCACAAAAGGCCCGGAGGCGATGGATCTATACCGGAAGACCGGCAGAGACCCGTATCCGTGGCAGAACACCCTGGTCAACGACATCATGGGCCTAGACGAGGAAGGGCTCTGGACTCACCAGAAGTTCGGCTGGAGCGTCGGGAGACGTAACGGCAAAAGCGAGCTGGTGATCGTCCGGATCCTGTACGAGATGGCCCAGGGTCACAGGGTATTGTACACGGCCCACCGGACAACCACATCGCACAGTTTCTGGGAGAGAATGGACAGTTTGATCCCGGAGGCAGGTCTGGAGGTGACATCTTCCTTCAAGGCGTTCGGCAAGGAACATATCTACACCGCGAACGGCGGCGTGATCGAGTTCCGGACAAGGACGTCCTCCGGAGGCTTGGGCGAAGGATACGATCTCCTGATCATAGACGAAGCCCAGGAGTGCACCGACGACCAGAACGATACGCTGAAGTACGTTGTATCCGATTCGGACAACCCTCAGACCCTGTACCTGGGGACACCACCAACCGCGGTGTCTGCCGGGACTGTTTTCATGCAGTATCGGGATCAGGTGCTGACCGGGCAGGGGTACGCCTCCGGATGGTACGAGTGGTCCGTCGATGATATGACGGATCCAATGGACGTTGATGCCTGGTACGCGACGAATCCGTCTTTGGGATACAAGCTCAAGGAACGAGTGATCCGGAGCGAGGTCGGCGGGGATCCCATCGACTTCAACATCCAACGGCTGGGTCTGTGGCTCCGGTACAACCAGAAGTCCGCGATCAGCAAAACGGAGTGGGAAGCGCTTACGGCTTCTCCGCTGCCTGAGCTGACCGGACCGCTGTTTGCCGGCATCAAGTTCGGCCGGGACGGTACGAACGTCGCACTGGCCGTAGCGGTCAGAACGACAGATGAGAAGATCTTCGTCGAGTGTATCGACTGCCGGCCGGTCCGGGACGGTACAGCCTGGATACTGGACTTCCTGGACAAGGCCAAACCGGTGCAGGTCGTTGTGGATGGAGCGAACGGACAAGGCCTGCTGGCCGATGCCATGAAAAGCTACGGCCTAAAGGCTCCGCTTCTGCCTACGGTCAAGGAAATCATCAAGGCGAACGCGGAGTTCGAGCAGAACCTGAGCTCCGGAAAACTGGCACACTCCAACCAGCCGGCGCTTACCCAGGCGGTAAGCAACACGGACAAGCGCCCGATCGGGTCCGGCGGCGGCTTCGGCTACAAGTCCCAGCGGGACGATGTGGAGATCGCACTGCTTGACTCCGTTATCCTGGCACAATGGGCCGTGGGCGAGTATAAGGAACGCAAGAAACAACAGGTTTATTACTGACGGCATCTGCCGCCAGTTTTTACGTGACCGACGGTAAACGGGAGGTATAACATGGCAGATTTTACAATCATCGAAACACAGGAGCAGCTGAACGAAGTCATCGGAGACCGCCTGAAAAGGCAGGAAGAGAAGATCAAGGAATCATATACCGGTTACATGTCTCCGGAGGACCAGGAGAAGCTGAAGAAGGGTTTTGAAGAGGAAATCGCTAAGCTGCAGAAGCAGTTCGATGAAGACAAGGAGACCACAGCTCAGCTGCAGGCCCAGATCGAAGCGGCCAACGCTGAGGTGAGCAAGGCAAAACTGGACGCAGCGCGAATCAAGATCGCGACTGAATACGGGATCCCGATCGAATTGTCCGGACGGCTTATGGGTGACAGTGAAGAGGCACTCCGGGAGGATGCCAAAGCGCTGTCGCAGTTCGCAGCACCAAAACAAGTGGCGCCGCCTTTTAATCCTGAGAAGGCAAAAGGCAGCGCTAAAGAGGAAGCGCTGCAGGCTATGGCCGACGCGCTCAACTTTGATTAGAAAGGAGCATATCAATGCCTAACACTAAGACTTATGCTGGGACCTCGTTCCCCGCGGAACTCGTTCCCGAAATGTTCAACGCGGTCCGGGGCCACAGTGCTCTGGCCAAGCTGTCCGCTGGCAAGCCCATCGCGTTTGCCGGTGCGACTGAGTTTGTTTTCTCCGCTGACGGCGAAGCCGCTCTGGTAGGAGAAGGTGCCGCTAAGCCTGCCGGCGACGCGACTGTTACTTCCGTCGTGATCCGCCCGGTGAAGTTCGTCTATCAGCACAGAGTTTCCGACGAGTTCGTGAAGTCCGCTGCGAACAGACTGAACTACCTGGAAGCTTTTGCTGAAGGTTTTGCCCGCAAGATCGCGCGCGCCTTCGATATCGCTGCGATGCACGGCCTGGAGCCCGCTACCGGTGCTCCCGCTTCCTTCCAGGCGACCAACTCCCTGGACGGCCTTATTGCGGTTCCCACTCCCGCTACTGCTGACATCGAAGCCGACCTGACCGCTGCGATCAGCGCTGTTAAAGGCGCCGGCCGCGAGGTTACCGGCGTTGCGTTTGCGCCTGCTGCTGCTGACGCTATGGCTGCTGTCAAGGTGAGTGGCGTTCCGCAGTATCCTGAGTTCCGCTTCGGCCAGAACGTTGACTACTTCTACGGCATGAACGCTGATGTCAACAGCACCGTATCCTTTGACCAGGCTACCGCGCTGTATGTCGGTGACTTCCAGGGCGCCTTCAAGTGGGGCTATGCTCAGGAGATCCCGATGGAAGTCATCCAGTATGGTGATCCTGATGGCCAGGGCGACCTGAAGCTGACCAACGAAGTCGTGCTCAGAGCTGAGGCTTATATCGGCTGGGGTATCCTGGACGCCGACAGCTTCGGTTGTGTTGTTTCCGGCAGCTAGTTAAAGCGAGTATGAAAGGCGGCATGGCATGGCAGATTTTGCAACAGTTCAAGACGTACTGGCCCTGTCCGGCGCTACGTACACAGCAGAAGAGCAAGCTAGGATCGCGGATCTGATTCCGCTGGTCTGCAGCGCTCTCCGGTACGAGGCGGAGAAGGTCGGTAAGGATCTGGATGCTATGATCCAGGAAAAGCCGGCTCTCGCGGACGTGGCGAAGCTTGTTACGGTCGATATCGTTGTCCGTGCCATGCGGCAGTCCACGGACGGGGAGCCTATGTCGCAGGAAAGCCAGGCGGCTCTGGGCTATTCGTGGAGCGGCACCTATGCAATCCCGGGCGGCGGTATCGCGAACGCGATCATGCGTAACGATCTCAAACGCTTGGGGCTCTGGGGCCAGAAGTATGGAGTGATTGAGTTCTATGGCAAAGATTAAAGGGATCACGGTCGTCCTGGAGACGACCATCCAAAACGGGTACGACGGATTCAATCGCCCGGTCTACGTCAGTGACACAACTGAAGTAGACAATGTCCTTGTAGGAGAACCTTCGACCGAAGAGGTCAATGAGGTCCTGCAAGTCCACGGCAAGCAGCTCAGATACGTACTGGCTGTCCCAAAAGAGGATGGGAATGACTGGACTGACAAGAAGGTCACTTTCTTCGGAAAGACTTTCCGTACCCTCGGAGAGCCCACGCAGGGGATCGTCGAGAACATCCCTCTGGAGTGGAACAAGAAGATCCGGGTGGTGAATGAAGAGTGACCAGAATCGTCAAGAAGGTAAAACTGAATAGGAGGGGCGTGCGTGCCTTGCTTAAGAGCGAGCGAATGTATGCTATCTGCAATCAATATGCCGCTCAGGTGCAGCAACGCAGCGGCCCCGGATATGAAGTGCAGAAACGGCAGTACCCCGAAAGGAACGGTGCTGCCGTTGTTCCCGCCACTTACGAGGCATACCGGGACAACCTGGAGAATAACACCTTAGAAAAGGCGGTGAGATCATTATGATCGAGAAAGTGATACTTGACTATCTAACCGGCTATTTTGCGGACCGTCAGGAGGATATCATCGTCCTGATGGAGGCCCCGCAGGTCCCGTCGGATGACTTCCCGGTCTTTCCGGACAACCTTGTCCTGATCGAGCGCCTGGGTGGTAGTAAGAGCAACAAACTTTCTCACGCTTCCATCGCGCTGCAGTCCTACGGGGCTACCCTGTACGACGCCGTGCAAAGGGATGCGGAGGTCCGGTTTGCGATGGAAAACGCACCGGCAGAGGTCACGGCCCTGGGCCGGGTGGCGCTCAACTCTTGCTACAACTTCACCGATACCCGTACGGGACGCTACCGCTATCAATCAATTTATGAGATCTACTATATGGAGGAGGCACTACTTTGAACGACGCTACTAAAGTAACGATGGGAAAGCCCGCGGTAAGCGGTGCTATCAGCGTTGCTCCCCTGGGGTCTACGCTTCCCACTTCCGCCACCGCGACGCTCGACGCCGCGTTTAAAACGCTGGGCTACATCTCCGACGGCGGCTTTGTTAACAGCAACAGCCCGTCGACCGAGCAGATCAAGGCCTGGGGTGGCGATATCGTCGCGACTCCGCTCACGGAGAAGGCTGACACCTTCCAGACGACCTTTATCGAGGCGCTGGATGTGAACGTCCTGTCCCTGATCTACGGGTCTGCGAACGTTACCGGAACGCTGGCCGGCGGCATTACTGTCCGCGCGAACAGCTCTGATCCGGAACCCGTCGCTATGATCTGCGACATGATCATGACCGGCGGCGTGCTTAAACGTATCGTGATTCCCAACGCGGTTCTGACCGACCTGGGAGACATCAACTACGTCGACAACGATGTTGTGGGCTACGAGGCTACTTTCACGGCTCTGCCCGGAGACAACACCTTCGACTATGATACGCACAAGGAGTACATCATCGAGCCTGCAAGCTAATGCAGGAAGTAAAGGAGAAAACCAATGGCCACTAAGAAAATCAAGGGTAAAACGGAGACCGGGTTTGCCTTTTCGGTAGACCCGTCTCTACTGCATAATGTGGAGTTCCTGGAGGGCTTCGCAGAGGTCCAGAACGGCGACGGGCTGGGCGTTTTTCGCCTTATCGACCAGATGCTCGGGAAAGAGCAGAAACAGGCCTTATACGAGCATATAAGGGACGACAGCGGCATCGTGCAGGTCGAGGACCTGACTGCCGAACTGACGAACATCTTCGACGCACTGGCGGAGGCGGATGAAACAAAAAACTGATGACCCTTGCCGGGATGATAGCTATTGATCGGGACGCCGTGATCTGCGATATGGCAGAGACTTACGGCGTCTTTGATTTATATGCAGTTCCGGTGCCGCTGCTTGCGACACTGGCTTCCGGTTTAAGGGACGATTCAAGGATCAAGCTAAAAATGGCCGGTCTTACCGGTCTTCCTATTACCGCGATGATCGCACGGGCGGCGGATGACATCGCGCTTCTGCATTACAGCTTTACGCAGGATGCAGAAAACGGAAAGAATATGCCGCATCTCTTCACTGAGATGATGACGGGGGGTACCGCTCCGGTGAAGAAGGAGACGAAGGGCTTCGAGAGTGGGGCTGCTTTCGACCAAGCCTGGAAACAAGCTACAACTAACGCGAAGGAGTGAGACTAAATGGCTGATAACACGATCGGCTCCGCATATGTACAGATCATACCATCAGCGGACGGGATCTCCGGATCCATAGGAAAAGTCCTGGGGCCCGAAGCATCGTCTGCCGGTGTCGTAGCCGGCAGAAAGGTATCCTCCAGCATGGTCAGCACCATGAAGAGCGTGGGCGTCGGAATGATGAAAGCCGGTGCCGTTGCGAGCGCTTTAGCGGTGCCTCTGGTCGCAGGGATCAACAAGGCCCTGAGCGCCTACGAGGTCCAGATGGCGGCTGAGACAAAGCTGACAGAGAT